ATTCTATTAAATTGGGCGTTTTCACCTCGCCCAAATATGAGCAAAATTAACACTATACGTCTCAATTCGACGTCAAAAGCGCGTCAAATGCGCGAATGAATAACTAAAAGTATTCACCTTGGCTGCGGAGCAGGCTCGGGGACAAAAACGTAGAGTTGGTAAGTCAGAGGAGGGTGTAAGGGGGAGAAAATGATGATTGTTGTGGTATAGTTTTCTCGAATACCAGATAAATTGGACTAATTACCCAATTGAACGCGATTCCGTCCCGCTTTCTGGTATTCAATTTTCTGGTATTCAATTTTCTGGACGGAAAAGGACGAGACATGAATGACAAAGAACTTCTTACGCAAGAGCGCTTAAAGCAGCTCCTTGATTACGACCCGCTTACTGGCGAGTTTTCTTGGAGAGTGGCTGGAGGCAAGCGAGTTCATATTGGAGACACTGCTGGTCATATAAATCAGAAAGGCTATATCATTATTGGTATTGACTGGAAGGTTCACATGGCGCACAGGCTTGCGTGGCTTTATATTTATGGGTGCTTCCCATCAAAATACATTGACCATTTGAACGGTGTAAACACTGACAATCGAATTGCTAATTTGAGAGATGTGAGTACGCAAACAAACAACGAGAATAGGCGTAAGGCATTTAAATCAAACAAGGCATCTGGTGTTTTGGGTGTTTACAAGAATAAAGGCAAATGGAGAGCAATGATTGGTCACAATGGAAAAGCAATCAGTGTTGGCAACTTCCACACAATTGAGGAGGCTAGTGACGCATACATTGCCGCAAAAAGAAAAATACACGCAGGATGCACCATTTAAAAAGTATACTGTTTAGTAAATTAAACCGTGGATTCCCATGAAAAAAGCGCCAAAGCACATCATCAACTACATTCGTGAGCCTGAGACATGGGATGCCACGGCATTTGAAACTCAGATTCGCAGTGAAGTTGAAAGTTCAACTGGTGCGCTTACGGCAAGTGACGAGACTTTGATTGGAATGCTTGTGATGACCATGCAAAGCCTGATTGACGCCCAATGCGTCATCCAGACTCAAGGCATGATCGAGCATTACAACTCTGGCCCTGCCACTTCTCCTTATTACAAGATACGAACGGAATGTCTAGACAAGGCCATCAAGATACTGGCAGAGCTTGCGCTCGTTGCCCGTGGAAGGCCTAAGAAGACATCTACACCTACTGCTATAGATGAGCTATTCAACACTGCTTGAGCCTGCGTTTAAATACGCCACTGCCGTAGTTCGCGGAGACAAACTTGCGTGTGAAGATGTCAAGATTGCCTGTCAGAGATTCCTTGATATGGTTGAGCATAAAGATGCCCCATATGAATTTATCCCTGCCAAAGCCGAACACATCCTTAAATTTTCCAAGTTCTGTCGCCACGTTAAAGGGCCAGATGCGGGGAAGCCGATTGAGTTAGAAGGATTCCAAGTTCTATTCCTTGCAGCCATTTATGGCTTCAGGGCTAAAAAGGACAACTCACAACGATGGGTGACGGACGTTATATTGTTCGTCCCTCGAAAGTCTGGCAAGACAACTTTGGCCTCCATCATTGCCTTATATGAACTGCAATTTGGTGATGCTGGTTCTGAGGTGTTCACATTGGCGACAAACCGTGAGCAGGCATCTATCTGCTTTGATTCGTCCAAGGCAATCATGGAAAGCATGGTTCCAGAGCTGCAAAGTCGATTCATTCCCTATAGGAGTGAGCTGAAGAAAGCTGGTGACTCTACGTCAACCTACCGTGCTTTGTCGCGTGAGAACCGTAAGACTGGTGACGGTAAAAACCCATCTTGTGCCATGATTGATGAGGCGGCTCAAATTACTGAGCGTGGCTCGATTGAGGTGCTGCACTCAGGTATGGCAGCTCGTAAGAATCCGCTTCGTATGTATTTAACAACAGCGAGCTTTACCAAAGAGACTAAGTTCTTTGAGGACTTGAACCATTTTCGGGCTGTCTTGCGTGGTGCTGCTGTGGATTCATTCAGGTGGTTTGGGTTGCTGTATTCGGTAGACCCCGGCGACGAATGGTCTGACCCCGCTGTATGGGGTAAAGCAAACCCTATGCTTGGCGTATCTGTGACGACTGAGGCCATTCAGCATATGGCAGATGAGGCCAAAAGCAAGCCTGCATCACTTAATGAGTTCTTGTGTAAACAGCTCAACATCTATGTCAGTTCCAATGCTGCATGGGTCGACCGTAGATATTGGGATGAGTCTGAGGCTCCAATGTCCAATGAGAAGCCTGAAGCCACGTTTATTGGCTTTGACTTGGCTCACAGCCGAGATTTGAATGCCGTGGTGACGCTTCACCGATATGCCGAGGAAGACCTATACGCTAAGTTCAAGTTCTTTTTGCCAGAGGAGTCGATTGAGCTTATTCCGAACCATTACAAGTCTATTTTTAGTCAGGCTGTGGCATCTGGGATTTTGCATCTGACTCCCGGCAATGTGACTGACCTAAACGAGATTGAATCCTATATTAGCCAAGAGGCTGAAAAGTATGAGGTGAAAGAGATTGGCTACGACCCTTATAACGCTGCTGCTTTGGTGGCTAATTTGTTTTCTTATGGCTTGCCTGTCAAAAAGGTGGGTCAAGGCATGGCTGTCCTCTCAAATCCCTCCAAGACTGCCGAGCAACTTATTCTCAAGAAAGCCATCAAACATGACGGAAACCCGTTCGTTGGATGGCAATTAGGTAACTGTGAAGTCTATACGGACGTTAACGGAAACGTAAAAGTCAGGAAAAATGAGGCTGACCCATCTGCCAAGGTGGACGGAATAATTGCAATGATTATGGCTTTGCACTGCCATTTAGATAATGTGTTTGTTTCAGACTCTTATGGACTACGTTTATTTTGAGTGATAACATTACGGAAACTAGGAGCTGATATGGCTATTCTTGATATTTTCAAACGTAAATCAACTAAGGCTGACGAAAGCAACACGCTTTTTGGTCAAACAGCTCTTGGTAACAACATTGTCTATTCAGGCAGCAATACACGTCCAACAGTAAACACTCAAATCCTATATGTGACTACAGCCAGTACGAATACTGCTGGCCGTCCTATTGATATGAGCTTGTTGACCCGTAATAGTACGGTTATGGCTTGTGTTGGTGCAAAGGCTCGTGCTTTGGCTCAATTGCCTATTAAGGTAATGTCAGAACAAGAGGATGGCTCGTATCTAGATGCTGTAAAAGACAAGACTGTTGGTATCCGTGATAAAAACAAGGCCAAGCAGGTTGCTAAGTTATTGAATAATCCAAACAACTTTCAGTCTAAATATGAGTTCTGGTATCAGTGGCTTATGTGGTTGGAATTATCAGGCGAAGCATTTACATTGTGGTGGAGAGAAGATCAAAAGAATCCTTCTCAGACTCCAATGGAAATGTATGTCTTGGATTCAACTCTGATTGCTGTAACCATCAATCCAGCTCGTTATCCATCGTATCGCCTGTCTACCCCTTCATACGGCTTCAGCAAAGATGAGCCTTTGGGCGCTCATCAAGTGATGCACGTTAAAGAGGCTGCTTGGCAAGGTTCTGCTGGTTTTAACAAAGGCATTTTGGCTGCTGAATTGGTCACTTTAGATCAAGACATCGACGTTTATGCCAACTTCATCATGCTGAATGGTGCAAAGCCAACTGGTATGTTTACTACTGAACAGGTCATTCCTGATGGTAAATATAAAGAACTGGCCTCTCGATTAAAAGAAACTTGGTCTAACCTTACAGGTAGCCAACGGACTGATGAGTCGAAGCCGGGCCAAGGTATGTTGCTTGACCAAGGCATGAAGTACACCCCACTACAGATTCTCAACTTGCAAGATACTCAGGCGCATGATTTGAAAATTCAAACCATGAAGCGTATCTGTGGATTGTTTGGTGTGCCTCCTGCTTTGATTGGAATTCAAGACCAGAAGTACAACAACACTCAAACCTTGATGGACGAGTTCTATAAGTCCACAATGTACCCAACAATTGTGAACGTACAAGAGAAATTGAAACAGCAGTTATTTAATGGCTACCCTTCTTTATGTATTCAGTTTGATACAGCAGATTTCCTTAAAGGCGCTCCGCTTGACCAAATGAATTACGTCAAAGCTGGTGTAGATTCTGGTATTTTGACTCCAAATGAAGCTCGTGAGTATTTGGGTAAAGCCCAAATGGAAGGCGGTAGCGAATTGAAGCAAGATACTAAAGCAAGCGACCCAATTGCAGGCTCAAGCCCTCAAGATACTGGTGGTGGTGGCGGGAATCAAAAGAGTCGTGCGAACATCGGTAAATAAACGTGTCGTTGATTTTTAAGATTATGGTAGCATCGTTGGTAGCGAATAGGCCCAATGCTATTTCGCCTCCAAAAAGAGGCAGGCCACAAAAAATAATACATGACATTGATTTATCCAAGGTCGATGAGGTAATCCATGACGCAAAATTTGATGATGGTGTGCGAGGCCAAACTGGTTCTCGAAAAAATGGACAACGTAGAGCCAACAGGCAATATTGAAGCAGTTGTCACAACTTGGGGTGCTAGAGAAGGTGCAGATGGACGCAAGTTCAACTATCAACCTGAAGCATTTATGCAATGGGAAGCAGGCTTTACTGAAGCTGGTCGTCCTTTGCCCATGTTCGTAAATCATGACGCTGATTCAATTCCTGTCGGTGAATGGACTAATTTTGAGTTCACTAAAGAAGGTATGTCTGCAAAAGGACGCCTTTATTTGAATACCACTCAAGGCTCAGACTTATATCAAGTGATGAGCGAATCTCCTAATATGTTTGGCGGCGTTTCTGTTGGAGCGTATGCTGAAGAATATCAAATGGTCGATGCCGATGGCAATCCAGACCAATCAGAAGACAGTTATTTCCAAATCACCAAAGGTGGCTTGCGTGAAGTATCTGTCGTAATGTACCCAAACAACCCAATGGCTGAAGTCAGCAAGCTGGAATATTTCCTGCCTGATGGCAAGGCTGATTTGCGAGTTTTGGAACAAGCACTGCGAGATGCAGGGCTAATCCGAAAGGATGCGGTCGCTGCCGCATCTATCTTCAAGAAAGTAATTGAACAGCGAGATGCTGTCAGTGAAACTCTTGAAATTGCGCCTCAACAGAGAGATTCTGGTGCGGAAGCGACCGAAGCGGAGATTCTCAAAGCTCTTGAGCAACGAGAACTCCTTAAACTGTTAGATAAACGACTGAAAGGTTAATCATGTCCCAAGTTATTCTCGAAAAATTGGATGCAATCGAAGCTAAACAAGCTGAAAGCATCGTCGCTGTTGAAGCGAAAATCCCTGCTGCTATCGAAGCTGTTAAAGCCGAGTTCAGCGAAATGGTTGCGTCTTTGGAAGCCAAAGTTGCCGCTATTCCTGCTCCAGCAGTTCATAAAGAACAAGCCAAGTCAGTTCGCGCTGATGTGAACCGTTCTGTTAAAGAGCAGTTGAAGGCAATCGCTGAAGGTAAGTCTTCGTTTGAAAAGCAACTGCAAGTTTTTGCAGACGAATCTCAAATGGAAGCCTACATGAAAGAAGCCTCGGCTCTCAGTGCTGGCGGTGACGGTAAAGGCGGTCGTACTGCTTATGACCCTGTGTTCGTTGCTCTGCGTTTGGCTAACCCAATGCGCGGCGTGTCTCGCACTGTGGCTACTGATGGCTCTAGCTATCAATTCCGTGTGAAAACTGGCAACGCTGGCGCTGCTTGGGGTTACGCAATTCAGAACAACGGTTCTGCAACTACTGAAAACACTTCAATCTGGCAATTGGTTTTGCAAGACTTGAACGTCCAGTTCCCTATCCGTACTGCCGCACTTGACGACATCGACGGTTTGGAAGCTAACGTGGTTGATGATATGTTGGCTGAATTCGCTCAAGCTGAAGCTCTGTCGATGATTCAAAACAACGACCAAGGTGCTACGACTCTGCCTTACGGCGGCTCTAACGGCTTGCGCGGTCTGAATCAGTACGCTGGTGCTAACGCAACTTATGCTGGTGGTACTACTTCTGTTGCTGCTTTCGGCACTTCAGGCACGGGTTCTACAAGCGGCTTGCATAGCTTGGCTACTTACGACCAATTGACTTCTAACGTGAACACTGTGGGCGCTGCTGGCATCACCTACAAAGACGTTGTGAACTTCATCTACGCTTTGCCACAACAATACTGGACTACCGATGCTAAATTCATCGTCAGCCCAATCTTGTTGGCTCAAATCCGTGGCTTGACAGACAGCAACGGCACTCCTGTGTTCGAGCGTATGTCTCCTCTGGAAACTAACGGTATCGTTGGTCGCTTGTTGGGCTTTGACGTTGTTGTGAACAAGTATTTGGACACTCCTTCGCAAACTACTGTCGGCACTGCTGGCACTACTAGCTTGTACCCAATGTACTTTGGTGACTTCTCTCGGGGCCACACTATCATTGATCGTTTGAACATGGTGATGCGTCGCTATGACCAAACACAACCGGGCTTTATCAACTTCTTTGGTGAAAAACGTCTGGCTACTTCTGTGCGCGACCCTAACGCAATCGTGCGTTACCGTTCGACTGGCACTGCAACCTGATAGTTGCCTTTGATGGGGCTTCGGCCCCATCTTTTTAACTCTCATTGGAATAAATATGACCATCACCGAAAAAATCTTAACTGGCATTAAGCAAGCCATTACCGAAGGTGGCAAAGTTGTCATCGACCTGAAAGAAGCCTCTGCACTCACTGGTTCTGGTTCAGGTGTTGGTGGTAATGTCGTGTTTGATGATGCGTTTGCCGCATTGCGTCAAGCCAACCCACTTCGCCAAGGTTCACGCCAAATTCCTATCGCTGGTTCAGACGCTCAATTCGTCGCCAAGACTGGTAACGCTGCAAACTCGACGAACCCTTGGGGTTATGAATTTACTCCCAACTCAGGCTCTCCTGATGTCGACACAAGCATTTGGCAACTGCCAGTTCGTGTCTTGGTAGCACAGCTCCCAATCCGTACTGCTGTCTTGTCTGATGTAAATTCTCTTGAAACATCTATCGTTGATGACTTGGCCCTTGAGTTCGCTCAATTGGAAGGCCAATCAATGATTCTTAATGATGACCAATCTGGTACATCGACCACTTCAACAGGTGGTGAGCTTGGCTTGCGCGGCTTGAACTCTTATGTGTCTGGCTCTGTCAGCGCATACGGCTCATCTGGCACTTCAATCACCAATGGCATCCATACGGTAGCCACGGTGTCTTTGGGTGGCTCTGCGGTTACATACAACAAGGTTGTGGACATGGCTAAAGCCTTGCCACCTCAGTATTGGTCTTTGGACGGTACTGCTTGGCAAATGTCTCCAGCAATGATCTTGGCTCTGCGTGAGCTGAAGGACACTTCTGGTATGCCTTTGTTCTTGGAAGTTGGTGATTCTGATGGCGCTTCTGTTGGTCGCGTCTTTGGTTTCCCCGTGGTTCCAAACCCGTTCCTCTCGACAGCATTCCCTATGTATTTGGCTAACTGGGACAGGTTCCTGACCATTGGCGATACAGAGCAAATGACTATTCAGATGTACGAGCAAACTAAGCCCGGTTATCTGACTCTGTACGCTGAAAAGCGTGTTGTATCTTCTGTGCGCGACCCATTTGCGGGTGTGCGTATGAGCGCAGCCTAAGAGGTAAAAAATGTCCGTTGATTCACAACTCGGTTACTTGAGCTACGGGTCGCCAACGCGCAACCCGTTCAACTATGCAAAGACAGAGCAAATCAGTCGTGACATCTCTACCGCTTGGCTGACACTTGGCGAAATTACCGACCAATTAAACTTGTTTGGTGACGAAAGCCAAGACTCATACCTATCTGGTCTTGAAGTCGCTGTCCGTATGACTATCGAGGATTTCCTCGGTATGTCTATATTTCCAACGTCATACCGTGTTTGGTACAACGCTTCTAGCCTGTACGGGACACCTTTGACATTGGATTTGCCAGAAGTAAGCCAGAACTTTAATCCTGCATTGGCTGGAGTTACGGTGAACTCTGTGAAGTATTGGGATGACAACAATCCTCCTATGCTTCATACGCTTGCTACAAACCAGTATTACTATGACCCGTCTGGTAATAAGGTTGTGATTGCGAATCTGCCAACAAATCTGAATGGCGCAATGACTTCGCCTGTAATTTGCGAGTACACGACAACAGCAAACCCCTTGGCGGCTTACCCCGTAATTAAACAGGCTGGTTTGCTGTTGTTGACTCACCTTTACAACAACCGCAGTGATACGACAGGCCCAATCCAGCACAATATCCCTTGGGGTGTGCAGATTTTGCTTCGTCCATATAAACCTTTGGTGATGTAAATGGCAATCGCACGTTTCGAGAATGTCGATGTAAACAGACTCACCTTCGGGACTGATTCCGTTGGTGAGTACACGACGACCATCTCAAAATGGTTTGCTACTCGCGCTCGTGTGCAAGATGTAAAGAACAATCTGGAGATTGACGCGAAATATCGTGTCTATCAAGACCTTGTTAATTTAGTCTTTAATTACACGCCAAACATGAAAGAAATCGTTGATAACCAAAACCTGTATTCAATTACATGGCGTGGGTTTGATTGGCGTATTTCCGATGTGTTTGAGTCGAATGATCGTATGAATGTTCGTTTGATGTGCTATCGCAATGACCCGTCTACAAGGGTTTAAAGATGACAACTCAACAAAATCCAACGAGATATGTAGAGGTAATTCAGGCTCAATTACAGGCTGTGCTTGGAAGCGTTCCTGTTTATTCGTTGATGAACCGAAACTATGCAACAGAAGGCTCTGGCTTCGTTACATGGCAATTGCGGAATATGCACCAACCTGTTTATACAGGTACAAATCAAAGCATTAAAGGCATTGATCGTCCAACTTTTCAAATCAGCGTTTTCGCTCAACACGCCAATGCTGCTTTGAATATTTCTAATACCATTCTGCAATCCCTTCATGGGTATTCTGGAATGTATGGTGGTTCTACTGGAATTTATATTGCAAAGACCGATATTATGTGGTTATACAACTCGTATGACGATAAATTAGGTTTGTACCAAATTTTCCTAGACGCTACAATTGATATACCGACATAACACGACAACTTCATCTTTAACCCGTTTTTAAAGGAAACGTCATGGCTCTCCCAAATAAAGTTTTACCCGGCTTTAGTGCTGCGCTGTATTGCCAGCCAACCGCAACTCCAACTCCATTGGCAACTGCTGCATTAGCAACTGTTGGTACTGTGGCTCCTTTGGCAATCCCTGCCAACCAATTGCCAGTTGAAGCTATCCCTGCTTTCGGTCAAGACGATGCTGTTGCTTCGTTTGCTGTTGCTGGTTCGCGTCAATCTGACAAAATCCCAACTCAAGCTGCTCCTACCAGCATGACCATTACTGCGGCTTGGAATCCATCGGATGCCAACCTGTTGTTGATGCGTGGCGATGCTTATAGCGGCGTTATCGACCGTACATTTATTATCTCTGCCACTGATGGCACTGGCATTGTGTATTACTCGTTTAACGGTCGTGTTGGTGAATTTAAAGTTGACTCAGCCCCCGGTGCTGAAGCCAAATGTACTTTCACTGTTCATCCTCGTGGCAACCAGTACGGCTGGTGTAACAACGCTTAATGATGAAAGTCATTGACGCTGTTAAGGAGCTGACCTCCACCTACAAACCTTTTGCAGAAGTTGCAAAGGGTCTTCAGGTGGACGCCAACGAGGTAGCTGCTGCATTAGCAAAGGCTATCCCCGAGAGCGAAGAATTCACAGTCCTTCGCGTACTCGCAGACTTGAATCCAGTGGTTAAAGCCACTGTCCAAGCCCCAGTCGAAATCAAAGACTAACCTAAGCCCCTTCGGGGGCTTTTTTATACTATATGACACATCCTGTAAATAACTCGCAAGAGCTTCTCCATTACCTCGTAGACCGTATGCTGTCAGGGGATAAAAATTGGTTCGACTATCCAGAGCAAAAAATTACTGGCATTTCGTTGGTGCATAACATTGCCACCAACCTTGCCGATAAAATGTCGCCTGAAGAAGTTGTAGACTATGTGGTGCGCTTAAACAACGCAATTTTTCAACGGATGATTTTGAGGAAATAAGACATGACACGATTATCAAAAGCCTTTGGCTCTAAATTCGACGAGGCGGTAAAGGAAATCCGTACTCGTACATTCACCT